GATCATATTTTATTATATTTATGTACTATTGAAATTAAAAAATTATATTGTTTATAAGTAATAAATTTATCTGAATTAAACTTTTTACATACTTTTTCTATAAATTGTAACTCTATGTAGTTTAGTTTATTTTTAAGATTTTTTTTTAAATAAAGATATTGTTTGCCAGAAATTTTATAATGTAGCCTTCCTTTTATATATTTTTTATATTGATAAGTACTTACAGTTTTAGGTTCTGGGCTTTCTACTTCTTCTTCAATATCTATTTCTTCTTCAATATCTATTTCTTTTTTTACTATTTTATATTTATTTAATTCTATTTTTATTTCTTTAATATCATTATTATTTAAAGTAAACCACTCAGTATAATTTGGTAGAGGTTTTTTTTTTGATTTATACTTTCCAAAATAATAATATTTTATATTTTTATTATTATATTTTTTTTTAAGATTATATTCTACTTCTAGAGTATTTTTAATAAATTGAGTATGTACTATTTTTAATTCAAAATCTATATCTTTTTGTAAGGTTTGTTTTCTTTTATTATAATCATTTGAAATTCCTATTTTATAAAACGTATTACTTTTGGAATCTACAAAATTCATTATATATAAAAATTTATTCACAAAGTGCCTTTTATTATGTATTGGTCTATGTCAAAATCAGACTCTATAAATTCTTTGTATATCTCAATACCTGCGTGTACTGAAGCCTCTCCTTTTAAATAGAAACTTTCTGAGCAGTCCCAAACTCCTACGTCTAGATTCTTTTTGTCTATACACAAAAACTTAAAATCCTTATAGTCTATATTAAATAGCTTACAGTATATGTAAACTTGGTTATAATATCTATATGCGTCTGCAGACTTGTAAAAGTTCTTTACGTCTATAGTTGTTTTTAAATCTACTATGCCTCCTTTGTTTTTCAACACGTCTGCCTTTCCTCTAAACGGATACCCATTAATAGTATCTATCATAGGAACTTCAAACTGCGAGTCCTGGATTAAACCTAAAGCTGTCTCATTTCTAAGTAGTGCATCACATAATCTTTCAGCATCGTTTTTCTCTTTCATTGTAAAAACTTGATCGTGAAACTTCTTAGCTTCTTTAAACTTATTAGTGTTCTTACTTTGTACATCCACAAAAACTATATCATTAATCTTTTCTGGTTCTAAGATCATAGTGTGAAACAAATGTCCGTCTCTTAATGGTTGCGTTTCTTTTTGACCGTACTTAGTTATATATAAATAAGTCTTTGCACTATCTAGAAGAAGTTTAATAGAACTACTAGACAAAGCATTTTTTCCTAAGTATCCATAGTAGTAATCGTCTGAATACATATTGTCAATAACCTCTTGTTTATTTTCTACCTTACCGTCTAGAAGTTTAATTGAATTTGTCATAGGCTTTGTTTTTGTTTTTTAGTAGTTTAATTATTATTTCTTTGTCAGATATTATCTCACATAGTTTTTCGGAATTATCTTTTTCTTTTAAGTATGCACTTCTAAGACAGTCAATTTCTGCTTTGTACATAGTTAACAAACTGTCTTTTGCTGTCATAGGTTTGTAAGTTTTTTAAGATTAATTATTTCTTTTTGTAGCTTCTCTACTTTTAAGTCTGCTTTACGTGCTCTTTCTACTGCTCGTATCTTGTCGCTTCTATACTCCTCCACTATTTTATTATGAATAAATCTATCACGTTGTAGAGTGTTAGTATAAAATATAGTTTCTAGAAAAGACTTTATAAATAATCTAAGCTCTTTATTAGAACTATCTTTTTTCCATTTGTTTAAAGTTTCTAAACAAACTGAGGTGTGTGTGTTGTATTCTATGTCTTTAAGGACTTCGGCTTTGTCGTGTTTAATTTCCAATATGTATAATTTTCTCTTTTATAAAAGTAATAAAAAAAATAATACGATCCTAATTGTTCCAGTTTATCCTAGAAGCTAGGTTTTCTTTTAGTAAGTAAACTTCTTTTAATTCTTTCTTATTACTCCATAAAGTAGTAGAAGGACAATATCTTTCTTGAACCTTAGGAAGTTTAATATCATTTAACCAAAACAAGTAATTTCCTTTTTCGTCTGCAACGAAATATAATAAAACAATATCTTTATCCATAGACATTAAGTAATCTAGTTTAGATTTCTCCAGGAGTTTTTCTGAATAGTATTTATTACGAAACTTCATTTCTACTACGCATTTAAAACCTTTTGGAGTTAATCCTGAAGCGTCATAGTGTTTGTACTTGTCTTCGTTTCCTGTCCATTTCAAGTCCCACCCATCTAGGTTAAGTAGAAATACTACTGCTTTCTCATATTCCTGGACTTGTTCTAGTTTCATTTTCTTACTCTATATTTTTTAGAATCATTAAATAATATATTTAAATCTTTTATCCAAGTAACAGTCGGTTCTGGTTTACAGGTGCACGGACGATAATAGGTTTTACGAAAATACTTTGCGTGTAATTCCCAAACGAGCTCAAACTCTTTTTGTACTAATCTTTGACTTGTAGACTCTCTAAAGTCTTTCCAAAGAAAATAATCTTCTCTATCCATTTCTATCTATTTTAAAATTATTAAGAGCTTTTTTTCTGTCTTCACACCCACACGATTCGTAGCCTAACCAGTCTATTACAACTTTGTTTACTAGCCATTTAATACCTGTCCATTTAAAAATGAACTCTAGTTTATCCCCAAGTTTTAGATTCATATAATTTTTTTATTTGTTCTTTAATATTTTTTACAGTATTGTATAATGAGTAATAAGTAATATTAGTATCTCTACTAAGCTGACTTATACTTTTGTTGTTTAGAAAAACCTCTTCAAATACTTTACGTTGGTAAAAATTAAACATCTTGTTTTTATCGTACTCTTCTAGTTTAGGATTATTAAGGTCTGTCATTTCTATATAGTCATCGTGCAAAAACCATTCTTGTATTACTCTATGGTTATTATAGTCGTCACTTTCTATATTCGTTTCTTCTGCAGGTAAATAATCTAGATTTTCTAGAGTAACTATCTTTACTCTTTTTTCAGCTCTCTTTAGATTCTTAAACATATTGTAAAGAGTCAAGTACACAAAGTAGAAGTTTACTTCCTTTTCATTATACATTATAGATTTATTATGCTTTTTTAAATAAGTATCTATTTGTATATACATTTCCTGGATTAAGTCTTTTGCAGTATCTATATTACATCCCCAGGATTTTAGGTAGTTATGCCATATTCTTTCGTGCTTAACTAACTCTTCTATTGACTTTTCCACAATAGAAAGATACTAAAAATTTTAAAAAGGTTGTATAATTTTTTTTAATACACTAACTCCATTGATACTAAAGCCTACATTATTAACTAAAGCTCTTAGTTTTATGGGGTCATCAATACTTGTCGGTCTTCCTCCAGTTTCAGTTTCTTTTACTTTTCTGACGTGAATCATAGAAATCATAAATTCAGTAGGATGTTGAATATATCTATGAACCACTAAAAAATCGTCTGCTCTATTTACAAACTTTCCTCCTCCTTCTACGTCTGCAGCATTAGGCGGTATAGGATGCCCTGCGTAATCGTGTTCTAGTCTGTGAGTAATTCTTAGAGCTGCAGTATTTGCGTGAGTGTTAACCCATACAGCTATGTTATTTTTCTTAGCAAATATTCTTAATTCAGTTGTAGCCTGGTAATCGTATTCGTGACCACCTACAGAACTAATTAACTTAGGGTCTTTTATTAATGAGTTGTACGGATCAATAAGTAAACCTTGATAGTTCCAGGCATCTTTAACAACTTTACATAAATCTAGAAGTTCTTTATAAGTATAAGTTTTATTAGCGTCTATTATTTTAAAATGAGTATAAATAAATTGACTGTGCTTTTCAAATTGTTTTTGAGGAATATCCTGGATAGGTCTCTCTTCTAGAAACTCTATAAGTTTTCTTATAATAGAATACGCTTCATTCTCAGAACTAAATACTAGCCATTTTATTTGATGCTTTATGGCATAGGCTAACATTAAATACAAAACTATAGTAGTCTTTCCAGTATTAGAATGTCCTAGTACAATATTAAAACTTGAAGGTTTAAATCTAAAGTATTCGTCAATTTGAGGAATGCCTAAAGTAAGTCCTTCTTTAATTTTTCCTGTTCGTATGTCTTGTAAATGTGCGGTAACTTTCTCATAGTTTATTAGCATTTTTTAAAAGTAGGTATTAAAAGTGAAAAAAAAAAGGGAGCTATTAACTCCCCTTTATTAAAACGGTAGGTCTTCTTTTGCTTCTGCTCTAGGTAAATGAGCTTTCTGAGCATCGTCAGATTTTTCTAGTTGAATGCTTCTCTTGGCATAAAACTTGCTAGGGTCTGCTTTCTTAGACATAATGTCTAGAACAATTTTATCGTTCCCTTCAGACTTAGCTTTGTTAAGCATTTTAATAGTTTCGTCTATATCCATTAAAAAATGTAGTTTAATAAATTCGTATTTAGATTTGTAAGGAGCTACGCAGTTCCAGTATTCAGTTTCGAAATTAGACATTTGTTATTTGTTTTAGTTTGTTAAAAAATAATTCAGTAGTTTCTAGTACCGTACTACTTTTGACGTTTGGTGTGTTAGAATATAATAAAGCTGCAGATCGTAAACAAGACTGAAACTCTATTGATGTTTGCTGAGAAACTGGTTTTTGAAAACTTTTAGTTTCTGTTTTAGGAGTTCTAATTAGCTTTGCTGTATTGTACTTAGCATTACTAATCTCAAATTCAATTTCGTCTCCTACTTTTAATTCAAACTGAGTTTGTTCGACTCCGTTTTTTTCTTTAGGTTGAAAGAAACTCCAAGTCACTCCATTAGCTAAAGTAATTTTGTAGACTT